TCCGGCGCGATGCTCGGCCTGATGGGCGAGGCGGGCGCCGAGGCGATCATGCCGCTGCAACGCACCGCCGACGGGCGGCTGGGGGTGGCGGCGAGCGGCGGCCAGGCCGGTCCGACGGTGGTGTTCAACGTCACCACGCCGGACGCCGCCTCGTTCCGCAAATCCGAAGCGCAGATCGCCGCCATGCTGGCGCGTGTGACAGCGCGCGGATCGCGCAGCCTGTGAGGCGATCTGGATGACAAACGCATTTCATGACGTGCTGTTTCCGATTGCGGTGTCGTTCGGCGCGACCGGCGGACCGGAGCGGCGCAACGAGATCGTCCGGCTGATGTCGGGACGCGAGAAGCGCAATGCGCGGTCGGCCCACGCCATGCGCCGCTACGACGCCGGCACCGGGCTGAGATCGGTGGAAGACCTCTACGAGGTGATGGCGTTTTTTGAGGCCCGGCGCGGCTCGCTGCACGGCTTCCGGTTCCGCGATCCGTTCGACATGCGCTCTTGCCGGCCAGGCGACGCGGTCGCCGCCGGCGATCAGGTCATCGGCGTCGGCGACGGATCCGCGACGCAGTTCCAGCTGACAAAGACCTATGGCGACGGCGACGACGCCTATCTGCGCCCGATCGTCAAGCCGGCGGCAGGCAGCGTCGCCGTCGCCGTCGACGGCGTGACGCTGGCGGGCGGCGCATTCGAGGTGGACAGCTCGACCGGGGCCGTGACGCTCGCTGTCGCGCCGGCGGCCGGCGTAATCGTCACTGCGGGCTATGAATTCCATGTTCCGGTGCGGTTCGACGCCGACCGCATCGAGGCGTCGATGGCGACGTTCAGGGCCGGCGCGATCCCGACCATTCCGCTGCTGGAGATCGTCGCATGAGCGGCTTTTCGGAAAATTTTCTGGCGCATCTGGAGCAGACGGCGACCACCGTTTGCCATTGCTGGCGGGTGACCAGGCGAGATGGCGTCGTGCTGGGGTTCACCGACCACGACCGGACGCTGACGGTCGACGGGCTGGCCTGCGAACCGCGGAGCGGCTTCACCGCCAGAGAAACCCGCTCGACCATCGGACTGGCGCCCGACGCCAGCGACGTCGAGGGCGCGCTGTCGTCCGACGCCATTGCCGAGGCCGACATTGCGGCTGGCCGCTACGACGGCGCGCGGGTCGACACGCTGCTGGTCAACTGGGCCGAGCCGGAGCAGTTTGCGCTGCTGCGCACCGCGACATTCGGCACGATCACCCGCGCCGACGGCCGTTTCAAGGTCGAGCTGGAAAGCCTGGCGACGGCGCTCGACCGGCCGGTGGGCCGGATCTATCGCAAGACCTGCGACGCGGAACTGGGCGACGCGCGCTGCCGCTTCGACACCGGCCAGGCGGGGTTCGCCATGGCGGGCGTCGTGACGGCCTGGCGCGATGGCGGCTGGCTGGCCACAACCGGGCTGGAGGGGGCGGCGGCCGGCTGGTTCGAGCAGGGCGCGCTGAGCTGGGCCGACGGGCCGCTGGCGGCGACCGGCGACCGGGTGACGGTACACAAAATTGTCGATGGCGCCGCCGAACTGACTCTGGGACGCGGCGCCGGGCCAGAGCTTGTCGGCGCGGCGTTCACGGTCGTCGCCGGCTGCGACAAACGCTTCGCCACCTGCAAGACGAAATTCGCCAACCAGCTCAATTTTCAGGGGTTTCCTCACATGCCGGGCAATGACGCGGCCTATGCCTATGTGCGCGATGGCGTCGAGTTCGACGGCGGGCCGCTTGTGCCATGACCGACGATCGCGACCGCGAGACCGCCCGGCGCGTCGTCGTCGAGGCGCTGGACTGGATCGGCACGCCCTACCGGCATCAGGGTCGCCGCAAGGGCGTCGGCTGTGATTGCCTCGGGCTGGTGCGCGGCGTCTGGCGCGCCGTCTATGGCGTCGATGCCGACGAACCGGGAGCCTATTCGGCCGACTGGGCCGAGACCGCCGCGGGCGATCCGCTGGTCGAGGCGGCGCGCCGCCATTGCATCGAACGCAGCGACCTGACGGTGCAAGCCGGCGACCTGCTGCTGTTTCGGCTCAGGCCGCGCGTGGCGGCGAAACATTGCGCCGTCGCGCTCGACGGCGAGAATTTCGTTCACGCCTATCAGGGGCACGCGGTGATGGCGTCGGTGATGACGGTCCACTGGCGGCGCCGGTTGTGCGGCGTGTTTTCGTTCCCGCCGGTCACCAACCGGAATCAGGCGCGGTAGCAGCGACATGGCGACAATCATATTGCAGGCGGCCGGCGCATTCGTCGGCAGCTTCCTCGGTCCCGTCGGCTCGGCCATCGGCAGCGCCGTCGGCTCGATGGCGGGCTATATGCTCGACCGGTCGCTGATCAATTCGACGGTGCACCACAAGGGTCCGCGGCTGGGCGCGATGCGGCCGTTCGGGGCAGAGGAAGGAGCGGGCGTGCCGCGCGTCTACGGGACGATGCGGATCGGCGGCACGGTGATCTGGGCGACGCGTTTCCAGGAGCGGCGGCGCTCGCGCCGCGGCGGCGTCAAGGGCGGCCCAAAGATCACCAGCTTCAAATATTCCGGCAACGCCGCCTTTGCGCTGTGCGAAGGTCCGATCGCCGGCGTCAGGCGGATCTGGGCCGACGGCAAGGAGATCGACACGAGCCTGGTCGAGATCCGCATCCACGACGGCGCGGCCGACCAGATGCCCGACGACCTCATCGCCGCCAGGCAGGGGGCGGGAAATACGCCGGCCTACCGCGGCGTCGCCTATGCGGTGATCGACAATTTTCCGCTGGAGGAATTCGGCAACCGGCTGCCGCAGCTTCAGTTCGAGGTGCTGCGCCCGGTCGGCGATTTCTGTTCGCGGCTGAAGGCGGTGACGCTGATTCCGGGCTCGACCGAACACGGGCTGGCGACCGGGCCGGTCGACAGTTTTTTGGGCCGGGGAACGACCAGGACGACGAACCGCAATGCGCTGTTTGGCGCCAGCGATCTCGACGCGTCGCTGGACGAACTGGCGATGCTGTGCCCGAACCTGAAACATGTGGCGCTGGTGGTGAGCTGGTTCGGCGACGATCTGAGGGCCGGCGACTGCAAGACCTATCCGGCGGTGATGGACAATGCCGGATCGGCGCTGGCGTCGCCGGGCTGGAGCGTTGCGGGACTGGATGCGGCCTCGGCGCGGCAGGTGTCGACGCATGGCGGATCGCCGGCCTATGGCGGCACGCCCTCCGACGCCTCGGTGCTGGAGGCGATCGCGGCGATCAAGGCGCGCGGCTGGAAGGCGACGCTCTATCCGTTCCTGATGATGGATGTGGCGGCCGGCAACGGCTTGCCCGATCCACATGGCGCGGCCAGCCAGGCGGCCTATCCGTGGCGCGGGCGCATCACCTGCTATCCGGGACCGTCGCAGGCCGGGACAGCAGACCGGAGCAGCGCGGCGCGGGCGCAGGTGGAGGCGTTTTGCGGCGCAGCCCAGCCGGCCGATTTCAGCCGCGACGGCGACAATGTCATCTATGCCGGCGATCCCGATGACTGGGGCTATCGCCGCATGGTGCTGCACTACGCCCATCTGGCCGAGGCCGCCGGCGGCGTCGATGCGCTGCTGATCGGATCGGAACTGCGCGGGCTGACCACATTGCGCGACGGCGACGACGCCTTCCCCTTCGTCGAGCAGCTGGCGACGCTGGCGGGCGAGGTGCGCGCGATTGTCGGGGCGGAAACGAAGCTGACCTACGCGGCCGACTGGTCGGAATATTTCGGCTGCCGGCCAGGCGGCGGCGACGTGTTCTTCCATCTCGATCCGTTGTGGGCGCACCCGGCGATCGACGCGGTCGGCATCGACAATTACATGCCGCTGTCGGATTGGCGCGACGCCGATTTTGGCGGCGGCAACCCGGACGGGTTCGCCGCGCCCTACGACCGCCAGGCGCTGCGCGCCGGCATCGTCTCGGGCGAAGGCTTCGATTGGTACTACGCCTCCGATGAAGACAGGCAGAACCGCGCGCGGTCGCCGATTACGGACGGACTGGCGGGCAAGCACTGGGTCTATCGCTACAAGGACCTGCTGGGCTGGTGGGACAACCCGCACCACGACCGCGTCGGCGGGGTGGAGATCGCGGCGCCGACCGCGTGGACGCCGCGATCGAAGCCGATCTGGCTGACCGAGCTGGGCTGTCCGGCGGTGGACAAGGGGCCGAACCAGCCAAACGTCTTTCCCGACGCCAAATCGTCGGAGAACGCGCTGCCGCATTTTTCAAGCGGCGGCCGCTCCGATCTGGCGCAGCGCCGGTTTTTCGAGGCGCATCTCGACCATTGGGACGCCGGCAGCGCCGCGTTCGACGCCGCCTCCAACCCGATCTCGCCACTCTACGGCGGCGCGATGGTGGACGCCGAGCGCATCTACGCCTGGAGCTGGGATGCGCGGCCCTATCCGGCCTTTCCGCTCAACCGCGACGAATGGGCCGATGGCGATAACTGGTTGTTCGGCCACTGGCTGAACGGGCGCGTCAACATGGCGTCGGCAAGCGACCTGACGCGGGCGATCCTGGCGGACCACGGCGTCGCCGACGCCGACACCGACGGTGCGGACGGCATGCTGGCGGGATATGCGCTGGTCGAGCCGGGCAGCGCCCGCGAGGCGCTGTCGCCGCTGCTGCAACTGTTCGACATGGCCGCCACCGA